TAGCTGCTCTAGCAGGGGCTTGCGCTCGGCCCGTACCATGTCCTGTTTGATGGCCTTAGCCTTGTCCATGTTGACCTTAATCATTCCATCACCCCGTAGTCAGCACCCACGCCGTCTGTCAGTTCTGCCTCGTCGATCTCCCACGCATCGCGGAATGTTCTGTCGCTAGGAATGTCAGCGGCATCAACAATAGCAAAAGGACGGCCAGATGGGACATCTTTAGCTGCGGTTTCTTCTAGTGACAGTTCGCCTGTTGGGACTAGAACTGCGACACCGCCGGATTCTGTTTTGTATATGATTCTTTCTTTCATTGTTAGCTCCTAGCGGAATACGGAAACACATACATAAGCAACATCCTCAACTGCAACGTCAAGATTATCTAACGACTCAAGTCTAAAAGATGTCGTTGAAAATGATCCGCCGCTCCCGGGCGACTTAAAAGATGGTATGTTACTACTAGTACCACCCAATGAACCGGCTACGCAATAATTCGCATCTGGCATCGCAGTCGCGAAATTTACTGTGTAATCGCCAACTCCACCATCAGTAATACTTGATACATTCCCGCTATCACGAATAGACACAGTGCCAGTGCCATCAAAGTTCACCCAAGCACGACAGGCATAGACTGGTGCTGAACCTGTAGCGTTAAACAAATCAAGTGCGTCTGTGTCTGTGTAGCCAGCAGGTAGGTTTTCTACCGTAGCCAAAGTCCCCGCTTCATCGGGCAATGCAAGTGTCCGATCAACATTGCTGTTGGGGGCTTCAATGGAAAAATTCCCGGTGCCGCTTGCGTTGCCTTTAATACTTACCTTGGACATTTATATCTCCTAAACCACAACCCAACGAGCGCCCGACTCAACCGTCACGGTCACACCGCTCTGAATATCGATGGGGCCAGCCGTCATGGCGTTGCGATTACTTGTAACTGTGTAGTCAGCCGTCACAGCCTGGTCGTTCTCATAGAAAACCTCATCACTGTTACCGCCTGTAGCTCCACCACCAATACTGCCCCAAGCATTGCCGTCGTAGCCCTCAAAGGAGTTGATCGTGGTGTTGTAGCGGATGTAGCCAGCGTCAGGCGTACCGTCACGCTGTGCAGTCGTGCCTACAGGAAGTTCTGCTGAACCTGTGTCGGCAGTCTTCTGCACTTTCTCTGCGTCTAGCTCGTCGATAGCACCTTGTACGCTAGTAGCAGATAGATCGGAACTGCTGTTGTCGTACAGAATCTCTTGAGCATCATCAAAGTTGTTCAAGCGCAGCGAGTACCACTGTGTGCCGTCAGTCCGCACCTGAATGGCGTTCTCTGCGTTCTCAAGGACTACAGAGCTATCTCCATCAATACCTTCGCCATCAAAAGGCTCGACTGTAACGCTGTTAGCGTCTACTGACTTCTTAATCGCTACCTGCCAGCCAAAACCTAGCGTTGAAGGATCAGGCAAGGTGATGGTAAAGCTGGCTGATGTGCTGTCTGCAACAATTAACTCGCCAAAGCTAGAGCCGTCTAGGTTAGTCGTTGACGACAACTCGTTGATGTTGTTTGACAGTAGGGCGGGGTAGCCACCAGCGACATTACCGTCGTGGAACCGCCCTGTGTTGAGGGTGTTATCGTGTGTCCACTCACCCTCTGCGCCCGTGAAGAGCGCGTGTTCTGCGGCAGTGCCTTGCCGCCTTATTACCTGTTTCGCCATATCTTATGCACCTATTGCAATTAAGTCGAAGTTATCAGCCCCAACATCGTTACCGTTTGAATCTCGTACCACAAATGTGACAGAATTTGTACTCAAGCTCTTGCGTATTGGGAAGAGGTCTTGGTCAGATTCCACTGTTCCCGTGACAGTTGGACGCAAGTGGAAAGGCCTGTCGAACTGGAATGTAGAGCCGCCGGGAGCGATACTAAGACCTTGTTGCTTCTCTGTGCGCTCACTGACATCAACAGATGTTTTGAAAGAACGTAGAGTCTTCAGTCCTACCTCATCATCACGGCGTTGAATCTTAATCCGCTGCTTGACATAGCGAGCGTCGATCTCACCTCTTGTCCAGTTCTCCCACTGCGCCAGCGTATCGTATGACTCAAAGCTATCAACAGGTTCAGTGATGAGTCCGTAGTCTGCGCTGTTGGCTGCTGCTTGTGTTATGCTGCCGTAGTCTTCTGTGCTGTCAAAACCTGAGAGGTCTTCGCCTGTATTCCTGTACGAGATTTGGTACAAGATTAGTGGGTCAGATACAGGAAGTGATGTGGCCAGAGCACCGTAGTCTTCTGTGTCTGTGATCGAATCGCTGATTGCTTGGTAGTTCTCGATAGAAGACGTAGGGTTAACGATTGAGCCGTAATCTTCAATGTCATCGTAAATCTCTAGTGAGGCGTCAACTTGCGCCCAGACACGAACATTCTCAGCATCAAAGCCTAGGTCTACCTCATCAGCTACAAAGTAGGCTTCTTCTGAGTTGGTCGCTACAAGTACACCGCCTTGATCCTCGAACCCGACAAAGTATCCGTCGCTGTTCCAGTCAGGGCTATGCTCTGTTTGCTCAAGCAGCTCAAACTCTGTCTTAACTACTAGGTCTTTCTCAGCAGCAGTCTCAGAGTAGTTACCTGAAGTATCGACCGCTTTTACAAAGAAGCGGAAGTCTCCGGGCGGTACGTCTGCCTCTGTGACAACATTAGTCTTTGTTGTCTCTGCAATTTTGATCGAGTTATTCCAAGTAGCCTTTTCTCTTGGCCCATACCTGACTTCGTAGCCTTCAATGTCAGGTGTTGTCGTAATCTCTAGCCAACGAAATACAACAGTTTCACCGTTCTGGTGTGCTTGAAAGTTCTGCACGTTAGGCGGCGGCGTAGTCTTGCCAACAACCGTGTGGATTCTTGCTTCAGACCAAGGAGAGAACTTACCGCCCTTGACACCACGAGCCTGAACTTCGTACTCAACACCTTCGTCAACATCAAAGACAGAGATGCTGGGCGATCTTGTAGGCTCAAGCGTCTCAAACTGTGTGTCACCTACTGGGCGAAAGCGTAGCTGGGTCTTTTGATCCCACCCCGGAAAGCTCTCAAGCCGTGTGTCAACAAGCATCCTCACTCTAAGGGAACCGTCTGTGTCTACATAAAGAGCGTTCTCGTCTGAACGTATCTTGTTGATAGTAGGCAGCTTAGGCTCTGTGAGGTCTGGGCTGACTGGCTCTGTTAATACAGGGTCAAACGGAGGAATATCGCCCGTGAATGCCTGCTCAATCTCATCAGCAGCAGGTACAGTTGTGATGCGAGCAATGAAGTTGCCTTCTGGCTCAATAGCAGTGACTTTGACATCAATGCTTTCTTTACCTAGCTCACCGAAGATTACTAAGTCATCTGGGTTTGCAATGTCAACATCAGAGTTCAGAAAGATCGTTTTGTTAAGTGGGCCATCGCCTAAACGACACCCGACTGTTGATATTGCACCATCTTGGTGCTGAATCTTTACGCCGTACTCTTCACCGTCATCAACAACAATCTCATCAAGGATGATCTCTCGATTGGAGACAACTTCTTTGATCCGCCCTGCCGCTAGACCAACAAGGATCGTGTCGTACTGAATCGTGAGCATATCGCCACGAGTGTAACGAAGGTGCTGCACATCCTGCTTGAAGTTGTAACGCTCAGGACGCAAGCGCTGTTGCGCGATGTGGTAACGCCCAAACTTCCACGCTTGGTCTGGGTCTGTTACGCCTTTTGCTTCTAATGTTTCGTAGGTTTCTGCGTTGCTTTCGTCAAACCCGTCGTCAAATACAAGACGCTCGGTGTTCTCAAAAGTCACATCGTCTACGAATCTAACCCGCAGCGCATCTGGAACCTCAACAGCAGTAAGCTCATAGTTAAAAGCGAAGCTATTGCGAGGACTAATAATCATCTTAGGAACTGACTGGACTACATCTCGCACTACGCCGATCTTAGCGTCTGCACTGAAGTTCCAGTTAGCAAGTCCGGTCGATGCTACTTCGCCCGCTCTGTCGAAAGTTGTTCCTGAAGAATCAAATATGCCATTGTATTTGAAACCTTCTTGATCGCAGTAGTCAGCCCAATCAAGCAAAGATTCTGCGTCTAGGTCAGCCTGTTCTAATGGGCGACGGTTAGCTGTTCCTGTCCAAATATCTGCATAGACCCACGCTGGGTTATTTGTAGCTTCTTTTACCCAAGATGTCCCGTTATAAACATCTAGCACTGATGTCGCTAGTACAGATAAGTCTTCAATTCTACCGTTAAGCTGATCTGTGGCCTTGATGCGTAATGACATGCATACAGTGCCGTCTACATCGAATGGCTTTACTGAGCGAATCGAACGTAAAGCATTCCAAGCAAAGTCACCTATGGTATCTGTATCAGCAGCAAAAGATGTTGACTTTCTGGTCAGCTTTACTTCATATTGACCATTAGGTACCTTGAATCGGTATCCTGTGCGAACAGTCTCTTTTTTGCTTGAGGAGATGACAAAATCTTGTTCCTCAACAATAAATTCTGTATCACCAACTGCTCGGTATTCAATTCTCCAGCGAACAGTGCCTTTGCGTGTTTTTGCTTTGTCATTAACAGAAAAAAGTCTTCCAGAAAGACCTATGCTGATCTCATCTACGTCGGCTTCTGTCGTGCGTATAGCAAAAATACCGTCATCTTCTTTAGATGAGGAGAAAGAAGGATTTGTTTCTATGATCTGATCTGAGTAGATTGTCATTTGATCGGGTGTCCCGATCTCGTACTCTACTTCATCAAAAAGATTTATATCTGTCTCGCCAATTTTTAAAGGCGTTCCTGATAGTGAATCCTGCTCTGTTATTTTGCTGTATCCATCACCAACCTTTTTACCGCCAATCTCAAGAGGGCCATAGCCAAGGCAGAGAAACATTCGTAGGTATTGATCGTCGCCTACAATCTCTGTGTAGGGGCGAGCGGTCATGGGAATCGGAGGAAAGAACCTAAACTCTCCGTACAGACGCGGGATAGGCTCAAAAGCAGCGGTTCTGTTTTGAGAGCCTGTTAAAGCCTGTAGCCTATTAAACGATTCTGGTGCGTCAGGTCTGCTAGGTATTTGCGGAGGTATAAGTGCATTAACTGCATAAGAACCAACACCAGCTACGGTAGCAGCGGCAGCGGCACCTGCGTACGGCCCTGCGACAGCACTTACTGCAATAAAAGTAAAAGCTGCTGCTATTGCAACAGCAATTTGACCTACCGCTCTTTTAATCTCATCGCTTTGTGGGATAGGCCAGAGTACAACAAAAGCGCCGTCCTTAACTTTAGTTAATCTGTGAAGCTCGGTAGGGACTTCTTTGCCATTGATGAAAGCTGCTACAGGCGCACCACCGCAGATTTCGTAGATGCTTTGTCCAGCTTCTACCTTAGCCTCAACCATATCAGGTTTTAAAGGATGCCTACTTGCTTGTACAGTAACGCTCAACTGTTAAACCCCTTGTACCTGTAGAAACCTTCAACCCGACTGTTCCATCGGATTCCTTTGTAATCTTCTATGCAAGAAGTGTTGCCGTTGTAAGCATGAAGCATCCATCCGGGTTCTATCACTAGGCCAATGTGGAAAGGCCGACCTCGAATGATCACTACATCACCTTCTTGCGGATCGTCTACCTGCTCTGTCATCTCTATCAGTTTTTGCTGTATGCGAGCAGTACGATCTTTGTTCTCTGCTTCCTCCAGCCCTTCGTCTTGCTTACCGAGGTCAATGTCATAAACACCCGCAAAGACTTTTGCAACTAGACGAAAGCAACCGTGAGGGGGCTCGTACTCTACGCCCACATAAGGCCGATACTTAACTAGCGACATTAGACGGTGCAAATTGTCCTGCTGGGAATGCGTCATTAAGTGCTCCTTTTAGCAAGGAGGCTTTAACCGTCACTCTTGTGGCAGAGTCAGCAGATAGATAATCAAACTCAAACTTAACTGGGCCGAACTCGATCTGATTAGGAGTATCAGCCAAAACTATTTCATAAGAAATCTCTGCCCGTTTTTTCATTCCTGCAATAGAACGAATGTTCTGTAAAACTCTTTGATCTACAGCATCAGCTTAATGTCAATAGAAGGAGGTCGATCTTGAATCTGAGTAGCAGCAGAGACTTCAAAAGGAAATCTAAAGAATGTGCCTGCTGTTCTTTCTAAGTCCTGAGTGTCATTTACAAGTCTGATCGTATCAATGTCAGGGTGTGAAATAGTCAAGCACTCTAGAAAAACTTGCTCTGTAGCTGACGAAAGGACTGCTTGCAGTGCGCTTTGACTAAGGGACATTATGGAATCACCTCTAGGTTCAGCTTTACTGTAAAAACTTCGCCCGATGCTACTGAGATTGTGAAAGGCTTGTCAGCCATAAAACGAATGACTGCTGCCTCTTCGGTAATAGGATGCACCCAATCAAACTCTAAGCTGCCCATACCGAGTGTGTTACGCCAGAAATCCAGCAGAGTGCTATACTGAGTCTTGTCAAGATACATCTGCCCTGAGAAAGGCTCTACGGCTGCTGTGAAGCGACGGCGTTGAAAAGGCTTGCCGAATTCCATGTCTGTCCTAATAGAGCCTTCAGGGGCTTGGTATTGGAAGCCTTGCTGATGCAAACGCTGCGGTAATGTAGACGGCCAACTTGCCATAACTTAGAACTGCCCTTGTCGTGCTGCGCCGTGGCGACGGAAGACGCCATCTAGCTGTCCTTGTCCGTCTAGGCGTTCAATGCTTGACCTAACCATTACGTCAACAGTCATTTCGCCATCCGGGCCTCGACGTGATTGCTGTTGCTCTGATTCTAGTTTTTCACCACCTTGATTGATGATGTTTACAGTGACATCACCGCCACCGCTACGCATGTCATGGTTAGGGATGATTCGTCCATCCTGCCCCGGAACAAAAAGCTCTGGGCCACGTTCGCCAACAATGCTGGGTGTATCGCCATAGACGTTGCCACCATTGGCATTCTTTCTTATTGAAGGCGGTGGTGCTGCCGACCCACCTTGTGCTACTGTGGCATTTGGGTTGCCCGGAGCAAAGAAACTCCTTGCGGCAGAAGTGGCAAAGTCTGTAATACCCTCAACCAGAGGGTCAGCAATTTGTTGCTGGATAATGCTTCTAGCGATTTGATCTGCTAAATTTACGAATGCATCTGTTAAAGATTCGACATCCATGAGCACATTAGTCAATGAGTTTGACAGATCATTCTCGATGGCATCTGCTATACCTTTAACGCCCTTTTGGAATTCTGTCAAGGTATTGTCGTCAAGAACTTGCGCTGCTTTCTTGGCAGCTTCTTCAGAAGACATACCTAGGTCTTCGTAAGCATTACTGAGCTCTTGTATCTTTTCTCTCTGCTCTAAGCCCTTTTCTAACTCTTCATCATATTGAGCCAGAACATCTAATGCAGCTTTTTCTGCTCCGGTCAGCCCTTCAGCTTCTCTTTTAGCTTGCCTGTACTTTTGCTCAGCATCAGATATTAGAGCTGCATGTCTTTCAGCGCTTAAGTTCCCGCTTTCAAACACAGTATTCAGTTCAACTAAAGAATCTCTGTACTCTAGCGCTGCCGCAGTTAGCGGATCATATTTAGAAAGAATTTCAATAGCTTCTTTCTGAGCCTCAACGAGCTGCTTTACCGCTTTTGCTTCCTTTTGCGCTGCGGTCAGCCTATCTCTTCCTCGTTTTGGATTGTAAAAACCAGAATCTTCTATGGTTTGAATTTCTGATAAAGCTATTGCTTGCAGTAAAGCCTGTCTTTCTTCACGCAAGTCTTCTAAAGTTCGCTCAATATATCTACTGGCTTCTCCGCCTTCTGGGATTCTTTGTTGTAGAGCAGCGATTTCTTCATTCACTGCCTTTAATTTAGAAACATCATCAGGAAACATTGAGTCTAAGGCAGAATCAGCATTTCCTAGTAAGAAAGA